CTCCAATAACACTATCTGCTATACAAATATAAACATTATTTAATTGACCAGCAGTTGTAGATTTAATCATATCTCTAATAGCATAAGCTGCTGTAGTTGTTGTTGCGTCTGTACCTTGATATGTACCTAATTCTTGTGTTACAGCAATTTCACCAGAACTATCAAATGCTAAAATTTTATTTGCTCTATCTGTTGCACCTACAGTAAATTCTGTAGAGGTCATTGTGTTTGTTGCTGATAATTTTATAGAACGATTTACTTCTTCTTGAAGTTGTTGAATCGTCATGGTAGCACGATCCAAACCCTCTTCATGTGATTCCGCAGGGAATGGATCATTTGCAATATAATCTATTGCTTGGGTTTGCGGCACTTCTCTTCTAACTACTACTGTCTCTGTTGCAGTTGGTATATTACCTGCAGTAAATACCACATTACCACCAGATGCACTTCCTGCACCAGTTACTGTGTAATGAGTTGTTAAAGTTTTTATAGTCTCAGTTCCTGTAGCTGATCTAATAATTACTTCTAAGTCTGTGTCTGCAAAAATCTTGAATCCGTAAACAAAAGTATCGTTACTACCATTGCCTGAGTATGAATTTTTTACTGTTGTGCTTGATACTGTCATATTAACTCTCTATACTATTCTCCTAAATCATCAACAATGATATTGTTAATATTTTTAATTATTAAAGCATTTTGCAACATAATTAAAGAAGTAAATTTAGATACATCACCTTTAGATGGTTGATAATCTGAATCAAATGCTAATTTAGTAACATTTCTAGTAGTATCAACTACAGTATTAAATAAATTTACTGAAGGAATACTATTAATAGTAGAAGATGCTAACTCTGAACTTCTTCCATAAGTAAAAGGTAAATTGTCTGTAAATGGATATAAAGCAGTATCTATAACACCTGGTAATAAAGATGACCAAGAAGATCTTAAAAATCCTATTTTAGCTAAATTTTCTACTGATAATCTTTTTTCTAAATATTCTTTTCTATCACTTCTACCAAAAGAATTTATGTAACTTTGAACAGCATAGAATTGTGATGCTCCCAACATAGATGCCATAAAATTACCATAAGTATGATAATCTTTACTTCTTGTTTCTGCTAATACATATAATTTATTTAATAATTGTTTTGTATAAGAGCCAAGAGTAAATGTTCTAAATTGAATAATTGTTTTAGCATAGTCTGTTGTAAAAAATCTGTTTAATACAGAAACATCATTTCTTATTACAACTCTATCAATAATTCTTTGCATTCCAACAATATAATCAGCTCTAGCTTTTGCATCCCAATTTTCTAATCCAATAGATTGATATTTTCCATTTTCATAAACAGAATGTTTTTTAATTTGTTTTCCAATATTATCAAATTCTTGTTCATTCCAACCTAATGTTTTAAATCTTACTTGATCTCCTTTATTAAGTTTATTATATATTTTTGTAGTATTAAATTTTTTATAATAATCATTTACAATATCAGATATTTTAAAAGACATTCCTCTTCCAACAATAATTTGAGTATAAGCAGTCATAGGATTTAAACCAGATATATCTGCTACAAATCTTTTTCCTTTACCCATTAATAATTCTTTATTATCAAAAGAACCTCCAGCATTACCTGTAGGTAATTCCATATCATTATCAAATCTTCCAGTAGGTGCTTGCATATATTTATCAAGAGCTATAGGTGTTCCTTCTATTCTTAATTCTTCTAAAATAGGATCGTCATAAGTATATTTACCAGCTCTAAATTTATCAAAAACTTCTTTTTTTGCTGGGTTTGCTTTTAAAAAAGTTTTTAATCCAACTTCACTAATACCACTGTATAATTCTGCACCTTGAGCAAATCCAACTTGACCAAACAATCTAAGAAAATTGTAATCTTGAATAAACCTAACTGCTCTTCTCATAAATCCATTTGGATCACCACCTTTTTCTAAAGGAGACTGTCTACCAGTAAGAGATGCAACAATAACTTCTATATTTTCTTTATCTCTATAAAGTTTTTGATTAGGAAAATCTTTTTCTCTTGTTTCTAATTTTAACAAAAAATTTTTATAATCTTTATTTGTGTTAAAATTTCCAAAACGTGCCATAGCAGCTTGTCCCAAAACCTGGGTATTATATGTTCTTAATAATTTAGTTAAATTTCTTTCTGTTATATCTTTTACAGATAAAGATTCTATTTTATTTGTTTTTAAATTTTTAACATCTGTTCTTGCATTTAAATCAAAAGGTAATCTTCTGTTTGCATTTCTATCTAAAGTATTTCCAGAACCTTTTTAATTTTAGCAAGAATTGCATTTATTTGTTCTACATTTAAATCTATATCTTCTAAAAATTCTCTTATAGCAACTTCATTAGTACCCTGGAATACTCTTGCTAAATCAGATTCTTTACCTAAAAAATTAGGAGAAGATATTTTATCAATCATTCTTTTTATTAAAAGATTAAAAGTTTTTTCTCCCAAATCTCCTTTCATAGATCTTAAAGAATTTTTATAAACTTCTTCTACTTGCTCTCTTCCATATTCAGTTAAATAATTATTTAATTTTGGTTGTGAATGAACATGAGGAATATAATTTTTTTTTCTAAAACGAGCTACTTCTTTCCAACCCTCTCTACTAGTTTGAGAAATAATATCTAAAGTATCATTAAATGCTTTATCAGCAAGAGGAAGAAGTTCTCTCATTTCATTTGTAATTTCTTTTGAATCAACAAATCTTTCTGGAAATTCTTTTAAATCAGACATTAAAGATTCAAATTTATCTTCTGTTTTAATAGTATTGCCAAAAGAAACATCTTTATTAAGTTTTTTAAAAGATTGTAAAGCAACTTCTCTTTTATTCATAAACGGATATAAAGTTTTATATTGTGATCTTTGTTTCCACTCTACTGCCGTATCTCCTTTAGGATTACCAACAACAGGATCAGAAATAAATGTTTCTCTAAATCTTCTTGTTAATGGATCTGGAGATCTATTTAACTGACTAGCAATATCAAATCTCCAATGACCAGGAAGAACCATTTTAAGACCATTTAAATCAACACCAATTTTTCCTGCTTTAAAATTTTCTTCCCAATAAGTTCCTACTCCAGGTTCATTTCTTGGGTCATCTATTATTTTTGGATTCATAGCATTAACTTCATCTGTTAATTTCATTCTATTATTTTTTATATATTGTGGATTAAGTGTAAGATTATTTTCAGCAGCAAACTGTTGTACTTCTTCAAATTGTAAATTTTGTTTCATTTTTTCTGCTGTTACATCTAATTTTTTATAAGAAGTTACAATTTCAGGTGGAACTTTATTTACAGGAGCATTTACTCTACCAATCCAACCAGCAGGAGATCCTAAAGTAAATCCAGCAAGCATTGCATATTTAATATCTTCTATACTTTTAAGGGGATCTAAAGCAACTAATCCAGTTTCTATTACAGCATTTTCAGCACCAACAATAGCACCAAATTTTATAGCTCTATTTAATCTCATTAATTTTGTTGGCATAGTTGCATAAGCTCCAAATCCACCAAAAGGAATTGTTGCAGCAGATAAAAGCCAAGCAAAAGGATCGGCAGTTGCAGCTATTGCTCTAGCACCAAAACCTTTCCATCCAAGTTTTGAAAGTTCATCTTCAATCTCTACTCTTTCCTGAACTTGTTTTTCAATACTATAAAAATGTTCTTTACTTCTCGCTTCATAAAAAGCACCTCTCATATAAGATGGATATTTATCTACAGATTCAAACATTTCTTTTGTTGGAACAAAATCAAAATCTATTGCTGGACCATCATCCTGCATAAATTTGTTAATTCCAGAAACAAAAAAATTATCTATATCAAATGCTTTTCCTAACGCTTCTTTAAATGTATATTTTGATTCTAGTTTACCTTGTTGTTTTCTTATAAAATAATCTACATCTGTAGGTACTACTGATGCAGGTGTGTTAAGACCCATTTTATCTACAGTAAATTTAATTTCGTCTGATTTTTCTTCTAAGGGATTAACATTTTTAGAATTTAATAAGTCTGTATCTTCAGTTTTGTTAATTATATTTAATAGTTCGCTTGACATATTATTCTACTGGTTGTCCAAAACCAGATTCTACAAAGGGTTGAGTTAATTTAATCATTCTTTTTCTTTTATCATTTAATAAATTATATTTTTTTACATTGCCTGCAAAGTTTATATCTTTTTGTAATGGATATATTTTTTCAACAATATCTTTTTGAGTTAATCTGGCACTGTCATAAGCGACTTCATCAAAATCTCCAAATGGAATTGAAGCACCTATAGATATAGTTTGATCGTTTGTTTTATTTTTTAAAATAATTCCTTGTACATCAGAAAATCCTCCTAGAGAATAATATACTGGAATAATATCATCTAATTTATTTGTTTCTTTGTTAATACGACCCTCATCATATATTTTTTTAATATATGTTTTAATTGCTGCATCATGGTATTCAGGTAAAGAATTATCTCTTGGAACAATTTGTTGAAATAAATCCATTCTATAATTTTGTTCAATAAATTGTCTAGCACCATCTAAAGCACTATCTTGATCTCCACCTGCTTTATAATAAATATTAGCAATATTTTTTAATAAATATTTTGTTGTTTGAACATTTTGAATATCGCCTAAAAAAAATCCTGGCATATCAATATTTGAAAAAGTTGAATCAATTTTTTTATCATCTACAGTTCTTAATCTATAATTTTCTGGTTTGTTTTTAATGTCTATTTCTCTTGCAAAAGCTGAATCGAAAGTTTCTTTTAAAATATTGGTTGCAAAATCCATTCTTGCATAAGAAGATAATGTTTCTTTATCTATTTTGTATGTTGATTTTAAAGAATTAAAACCATTTTGTGATTTAAATAATTTGTAATATTCTAAACCTTGTTTAGTTAATTGTTTATTTCCTGTATCAGATATATTTGCTGATCCTCCATTAATAATAGATTTATATAATGGAACTGCAGCACCATTATTAATAGATAATTCTACAATTTGTGCTGGAGTATTAGTTCTACTTTGAGCTTTTCTATTCATTCCTTCTTGTAAGTCTTTTTCTGTAATAATACTTTCATCTACATTCTTCAATTGTCCACCTACAGCATAAATTCCAAGTTTATTATTAAGAATATTATCTATGTTTGTAATAGATAATTCTTCATTAAATCCTGATTTAATTTTTGTAAGTAATTTATTTCTTTTATCAAAATCTAAAAAAGGAGTTTTCTTTGGGTTTTTAATTAATTCTAATGCTGTACCAAAATTTTTATTAGTAATATTATTTTCTACATCTGATATTAATAAATCTGATTCAATAACATTAACAGATTTATCTAATGCAGTTTTTCCTGTTATCCAAGTATTACTAAAATCAATTTCATTATTAATTAATTTTTCTTTAATTGTTATTTTTTCTTTAGCATCAGCAAAAATATATTTACTCATTAAAATATTTTGCGAAGAATTGTGTGTTGAAAGAAATTCTGCTTGTAAAGCATTTCTTGAATTTTTTTTAACTGTTAATAAATATTCTGGATATTCAATATCTAGTTTTGTTTCTAATAATTGTTTTACTCTTTTATTTGAAGATGTAGAAAGAACTTGATTTTTTACAGTATTATAATCTGTATTAAATGTATTAATTGCATTACTTTGATTAAAATCTTTTGAAACTTTTTCTTGAGTTTCTTCTACTTTATTTTGAATTTCAAAAAACTTTTTATTAGCTTCTGTTTTTTCTTCTAAATTTCTTTGTTTAATATAATATTCATCAATAGCTTCAGCCGCAGGTAACATTGCTGCTGCCATAGTTTTTCTTGGATCAACTTTTATATCAGATTTTACAGATCCCACTTCTGCTGTAGGTCTACCTCTTGCTGCAAATGTAGGAATTTTTGGCATTATTGATTCCTTGATCTGTTAGAAGATTTAGATTGTATTCTTAAATTACTGGTATTATTGTTTCTAGGGTTTCTATCTTTATGATCTACATCCCTACCTAATATACTAGAGCCATGTTTTGCTTTCATAATTCTTCTTGCTCCATTTCTTCCAGCTCTATTTTTCTTTTGTTCTGGTTTAGAGTGATAATTTGCATATTCTGATTTATAATCTCTCATTATCCATTTCCATAATTACTCATTAAACTTTGACCAGCGGCAGCATAATATCCAAGTTGTGCTTGTTTTGCTTCCATTCTTGCTACTTGTCCTTTCATTCTTGCAAAATTTGCTTCTTCTAGTTTTTGTGATTGTGCAACTTTAGAATTATAATCTAAAATATCTTTTTCTATTTCTGCTTGTTCAGCATTATATCTCATAATTCTTAAACCAGAACCTTCTAATGTTACACCAGATTTATATATTGCGGTTTTAGTTTCTCCTTGAAGCTGTGTAAATTGTTGGTCAAATCTAGCAATATCAAATTCATTTTGTTGTTCAAGTCTTTGAGCTTCTTGTTCTGCAATTGTAGCATTTCTTTCTTGAACAGACTGGTTATATTTACCCATTGCACCTGCTTGTTTAGCAGCTGCTATATTTGCTAGTGGTGCAACCCAACCCATTAGAATATCCTCGCATATCTGTATTGATGTGAACCATCAAAGCCATAGTGTTTCATTAAACCCTCATTCTCTAAACCTAACCATTTAGCAAATCTTAAACCTTTATCAAAATCTACCCTTACAGCAGTTTGTACTCTTTTAATATTATTTTTTTTAGCAACAATAGCAAAATCTTTTTTGATTGCTTTAGCTACTGCTAATGGATGATTCCAAACTTCATGTGTAGCAATGACCCAACCTTCTGCAACTTGACCCCAAATCATTTTCATACCTGC